GTCACCTGATGGCTGACCGGATTGCGGGCTTCCTCCAGCCCGTCGATGTTGCCGAGATCGCCCGCGCCCAGATAGGTTTTGCCGCCGAAGACCCGGGTGCCGAAGCCGTTCCACAAATACACCGGCCCGCCGTCCGGCGGCGTGCCGCCGAACTCGAGATCGACCAGCGTGCCGACGCGCACCGTCGAGCGGGCGAGCGCCGTCGCTTCGTCAGGGGTGAAGAACGCGATAGCTAGTCGCTCGACGGGTCTTCGACGAACCGCACCGTCGCGGAGCCCATGCGGCCGGGCTCCTGCCGCAGCGTCATCTCATCGTCCGTCGCCAACCGACAGCGGACTTGCAGGTCGTTGAAGTAGAGCGTGGTTCCGACGAAAATCTGATCGCGCAGCGGCGGACGAATCGAGAACGAATAGTTGTCGCCGCCGAGTGCCGATGTGCCAAAGGTCCGATAGAGCCGCTCGCCGACTGAAAAGTGGTGGCCGGCAACGATCGGCCCGCCGGTGCGATGCACCGTCATGGTGGTGCTGCCCACGGGATGAAGCGCGGTTGATGTGCCGTCCGCACCGGTGCTGCCGGGATAGCCGAACAACGGCACCAGGATCGGCGTCGCCCCGCCGTCGAGATACGCCTCGTATGCGTCCCAGACTCTTATTTGTTCCTCAGTCCACACCAAGATATTTTCATACGTGATCAGCCAGGAATGGATCGGCACCGACACCCGCTGCGTGAAACCGCTGGTGCTGACGGTGCCGGCGGTGGTGCGCGGCGCCAGGTGGTAGGTTGCGGCGCGCGGTTTCAGATATTCGATCGGCCAAGGCTGCGCGACCATCAGAGTTGCCTCGCCTGCGCTTCCGCGCTCATCCCGCCGAAATTGCGCGCTACAGTCCTTTGGCTCTGCCGCACCGCCACCTCGACGATCTGCCCGCTGCGCGTCACGATGCGCTGGTCGGCGACGCCCGCGACCCAGCCCTCGGATGGGTTGAGGTCTATGCGGATGGTTTCGCCGCCGCGGCGCGCCTCGCCCTGGCGGGTGACATCGACCATCTCGCCGGGCGAGGCGCGGAACGCGACCAACTGGCTGTCGAGTGCGCCGGCACCGCCGACGCGGAACGAGCCGCCAGTGGCGTACCCGCTGAAATCTAGTTTGCTGGTTCTGCCCCCTGCGAAGGCGCCTACCAGGGAACCCGGAATCCCGCCGGATGATCCGCCGCCGAACAGCCCGCCCAGCGCATTGATGCTCATGTCGAACAATTTACTGAGCGCTTTGTCGGCGAGCTTCTTACCGATGTCTTTCAGCAAGTTACCGATCGCGTCCCGCAACTTGAATGTGCCTTCCAGGATTTGGTCAAAGGCGCCGCCCAACGATGATTTTATGCTGTCGCCAATGTCGGAGAAGACTTCCTTCCACTTGTTTCGTGTTTCCAGCGCGGACTCCTGGTTTAGTGCCTCGCGCTCGGTGATGAAGCGCTCGTAATCGAGCTTCTCAGCGGATTGCAGCTTGCGGGTTTCGTCCTTATCGGCAACCGCGGCGGCGAGCTTCTTTTCGTAATATCCCTTTGTCGCCGCCCACTTCTGTTCAAGCATTTTCTCCTCGGCCGCGATGCTTTCCTGCTTGGTGAGGCGATCCATCGCGAGGTCATGCTTCAACGCCTGTTCGGCGCGACGAAAGCGTTCGTCCGAAATCCTATTCAGTTCCTCCTGCGCTTCGATCGCCTCGCGCTGAGCGTCCTCGCGCGCTCGCTCGGCCTCGCGCGCCAGGCGGCGGGCTTCCGCTTCGGCTTTGCCGGCACCACCACCACCGCCGCCGCCGCCGCCACCGCGACGCTTGCCGCCACCACCTTTTGATCTCGGCGGCGGTGGCGGCGGACGCGGTGACGGCGGAAGAGGCGGAATCTCGGCCGTCGCGACGTCCGAGCCGTGCGCCAGGTTTTTGATCGTGTTGAGAAAGCGCAGCACCTCCTGGATGCTCTTTGCCATCTCCTGCAGGTCGGCGACGAAGCGTTGGATCTCGCCGGAGAACATCGCGAGGGTGTCGCCGGCCAGGCCACGGATCGTGGCGTCGAGCTTGTCGAGCGTGGCGTCGACCTTATTCGCGGCTTCGTGAGCAGCGAGGAAACCTGGGTTCAGCCGCTCGAACTCGGCCATCATTTCGCGGGCGCCGGCCGAGCCGTCCTTCATGAACCCGACCAGGACCCGGAACCGGGTAGAGAGCAGATCGGCGAACAGCGCGGTCTTCTGCGGCCCATCCGGCATCCGCTTCCAGGCGTCCGCGAGCAGGTCCATGACGCCCAAGAGGTCGTTGCTTTTCGCTTTCAGCTGCTCCTGGCTGATTCCCAATTGCTCGAACGATTTGGCGGCGTCGCCGGTCGGGTCGGTCAGCGCCTCGCGCAATTTGCCGGACAGGGTCGTCAGCACGCGCCCGGCTTCATCGGCGCTGGCGCCGGTCGTCCGCAGCGCGCCGTCGAACTTCAAAAACTCGGGGACAGTCAGGCCAAGAGCGGCCGCGAGGTTTTCGGCCTTCTCGGCGCTGTCGGCCATGCCCCTGACCCAACCGGCGACGCTGGTAAGCGCGGAGACGGTCGCCAGGCCTTTGACCGCCGTGGTGATCTTGCCGATCGCGCCGGTGATCCCAGCGGTATGCGTCTGGATCGTGCTGTTGACGTTGGCGAACTGCCGCCCGAGGCCGGTCAGCTTGTTGTTGGCGTCGGCGATGCCCTTGTTGAACTGGGCCGTCTCCATCTGGAGGCTGACGAGCAGGTTGCCGATCTCAGGCATGCGGCTACGCCTTTACGACGGTGCCGCCAAATGCGGCGTTAAGTTGGCGGGCGATGATGGCTTGCTCCTGCCATGTTTGTGCTTTGCGCTCCGGCTTGGTTGGGCCGAGCAGCGATTTGAGTGGCGGTAAGCGCTTCGTGCGGTCGAGCGCGACGACATGCCAGGCGAGCCACGCGCGCGCCTTTTGCTCGTAGTCGAGCCGTTTCTCGTCAGCCTCTCGGTGGGTCATTACTTGGCGGAGAGTGCTCTGCCAGAACGAGTCTTCAGTACGGCCGGCGGCGATCCATTCGACGAGGAGTCGATGCCAATCAATGGTTCCGCCGTCATCGGAGGAGGGCTTGTGCCGTTGGCTGCCTCCGCGGCGCGCGGGAATGCCAATCGCACGGTCTTTTCGAGCAGGTCCATAACCTCCAGATAGCCGCCGATGTCGTCGATGATCTCGCTCGCTTCCTCGATAGTGGCGCCGCCGACCAGGCATGCCCGGAATATGCGGCGGATGTCGGTCATGCGGCCGAGATCCAGGTGCGCCAAAATCCGCATGATGCCGAGATCGTACTCGGCCTCTAACTCGCACTGCTCGTTCGTGCCCATGCGTAGTGTGCGGGTCTTACCGCCGGCCTCGAAACTGACTTCACCCTTGTGCGGGTTTGCCATCGGATCACATCGTCGCAAATGCCGGCGGGCCGCTTACCTTGAACGTGGCGGTCGCGCTCATCTTGTCGTCCAACGGCACTGCGGCTTCAATGCCGGTGCAATAAGCGGCGAAGGTCCAACTCTCGGCGTTCGGGAAGGTGATCCGGTAGTTCCGCACGGTTTCTTGATTGAATGCCAGGAACAGAAAATCCCAATCGGAATTGCCGGGGATGAAGTTCATCTCCAGCGACACCTCGCCGCCGTCCTTCAGCCCCGGCACAAATTCCCGCCATTTCTGCGGGCTGGCCATATGGGTTGCGTCCACGGTGTCGCGCACGAGCTGCGGCGGCGTAATGGACACGACCTCGGCCAACGCACTGAAAACCTCGGGGCTGCCGCTATCGCCGTAGGCGAAGATGCTGCCATAACCAATCGTTGCGTCCGTCGCCATGTCACGTTCCTTCGTGCCAGATCATGAAATCGAGCGACACCCGATAGAGGATCTCGCTGGCGCCCGAGCCTTCCTCGTCGACCAGGTCGCGCTCGTCGATCGCGAAGGTGCCTTGAACCCGCATGCCGTCGTCCCGCAGCCCGCTCAGATCGGCCAGGACGGCACGCGCGACCTTCGTCGCGGCGGCATAGGTCAGCCCCCAACAGTCGGCCTGCACCCGCGAGCGCACGAGTTGCGAGGAACCGCCGAGCGCGTATTGCCGCTCGGCGCTGATCAGGTGCAGCGCAATCGCCGGCAACGCGCCGGCGCGCGGTCTGGCGGCCCACGACACCCGGTCCGCGACCAGCGCGGCGACGCCGCTGTCGGCCAGCAGATGCGCGCGCAGCGCCTCTCTCACCGCACCCGCTTTGCCCGCCGCCTGGCGAGCCTGGCCGAGGCCTTGGAAATCTCGGCCCACATATCGTCGGCGATGCCGTCGAGCACGCGGCGCTGCTCGGCATCCCAGGCTGGCCTCATGTAGGGGTGCGGCGGGTGGTGGCGGGTGCCGAACTCCTGCAGGCTGGCCTGCGCCAAGCGGCCGGGCCCGATAAAGACCTCGACCAGCGAACCGCCAGCGCCCTTGGCCGCGGCCTTGGCCTCGGCGACCGAGCCGCCGGCGCCGCGGGTCGACGCAAAAGCGCGCGCCGATGCGGTGCGCCGGCCGCGCGGCCGCTTGGTGGTGGCGTGGATCGAGTCGCGCAACATCCCGGTGCGCACCGGCGCCTTCGCCTTGGCGGCCTGCACCACCGGCTGCGCCCGCTTCAGCAGCACCCGCTGCTGCACATTGCGCGCGGTCGCTTTCGGCAATTGCTCGAGCGCCTTTTTCAGCTCGGCCAGGCCTTCCACTTTTAGCGCGGAATTCATGCCGGCTCGCGAAAATCGGCGGTGATCTCGAGCCCCTCGTCGCGGCCGATCATCGCCACCCCGGTGATGTTGTATTCGCGCCCGGCGAAGATCAGCCGGTCGCGCGGCGAGAGCTCCCGCACGCGCGTCGAGAACCGGATCTGAAACCGCAACACGGTTTCGGCGCCGACCTGTTGTGCGGCGAACTGTTCCTGGTTGCTGACCTGCACCATCGAGGCCCAGACGGTGCCGATGTCGTTCCAGGTTTCGATCGCCGCGCCGAACTCGTCCGTGCGGGTCACCGCCCGGCGCAACGTGATCCGGCGGTCGAGCGAGCCGGCGATCATCCGAAGCCGATCCGCGCGTGGTTGATCAGGAGCGCCGTCACGGCATAGGGCAGTTCGGCGTAATTGCCGGCGGCGATCGTCTCGCGGTTGGCGTACCAGTGCCCGATCAAGAGCAGCATCGCCTGCCGGATCGGCGCCGCCACCGCGACCGCGTCCTCGCCGGCGATGAACTCGACGGTGACCGCGTCGTCGCGCACCGCGGTGACGGGCCAGGCCGCGTCGGTGGTGCGCTCGATCCGCGGCCCCAGCTCGGCCTGCACCAGGCGGTACAACGCCTCGTCGACAACCTGCGCCGCGCCGGCGGCATCCCAGTAATCGATCACAGTCACCGATTGCACCGGCTGCAGCCCGAGCGGCAGCAGCAGAGGATCGGTGAACAGCGGATAGGCCTGCCGCCAGGATTGCGTCACCAGCACCCGGCCGAGGATGCCGCGCTCGCCCTCCAGATAGCCGGTGGCGGCGTCGATGTAGAGCTGCAGGGTCGGATCTTCGTCGGTGTGATCGATCCGCAAATGCGCCCGCACCTCCTCGAGACTGACCGGCGCCACGACGGGCGCGGCGCTGCGAACTGGCTTCAGCATCAGCGCGGCGCCCGGATCAGCAGCGGGTAGAGATCGGCGGTCAGAGCCGACCCGTCGGACAGGGTCAGCGTCAGGAGCCCGGCTTCGTCGACCTGGAAAGCTTGCGGCGCGGGGCCCGGCGGCCCGGGATAGCCGCGCTCGCCTTGTCCGCCCGGGGAGCCTGGCGGCCCGGCCTTGCCGCGGGAGGCGACGAGCTGCCAGCCGTCGCCGGGACATGGGCCTGGCGCGTCTTGTAACGCCACCCAGGAGCCGCCGTCATGTGCAACGACATCGAGATATCCATAGTCGCGGCCTCCCTTCCAAGTGCCCCGGAACGCGAGGCTGCGGCCATCGCGGCCGGCCGCGGCGAGCAGCAGCCAATCCTCGGCCGGCGGTGGCTGGCCGGTGTCTCGCAATGCCTGCCAAGTGCCGCCACCGTGGGTGACGACGTCGCCGGCGTACCAGACGCCGGCCCGCCAAATAGACGCCGCCACCAATTTGCCGGGCGGCCCTTCCGGTCCGGGCGGCCCGGCGATGCTCTCGCCATCGCGGCCGGGCGCGCCGGGCTCTCCGGTGGCGCCAGGAGGCCCAGGAACACCGGGTTCTCCCGGCGGGCCGGCGATAGCCACCCCCCGCTCTCCACGCTCTCCGGGCGGCCCCTGAGGGCCCGCGGGGCCGGGGTTGGCGGCAAGCTGCGCGGCTTGCTCGGCAACGAGCTGCTCCAATGCTCGCACCCGTAACTCATGCTCGGCGCGAGTGGCGCGCATCTCGGCGAGTTCGGCTGCCACTTGCAACCGCACCTCTCGCACGATGTCGCCGGCAACGGCACCAAGCCGAGCGGCGAGCGCATCACGCGCTGAGCGCGACACTTCGTCTAAAGGCATCATCAAAGGCGGCATCAGAGGATGATCCGGCATCATCTGTCGGCTCAGGATCATTGGCCGGCTCGGGCGGCGCCGGCGGCGCGGCCGGGGTCGCCGGCGGCGGCTTCAACGCGGAACCGTAGGACAATGGCACGACCTGCTGTTGGGTCCTGGGCATTTCGCCA